CGCCTTGCGCGGGTGAGCCGGGGCGGCGGAAGTCGAGGCCCAGCGCGCGTTCGCGGGCGCGTTCCGCCGCGATATCGCGGTCGACCTGTTCTGCGTCATAGCCGCGCTCGGCGATGGCCTGCGTGCGGGACTTGAGGCCCGCCTCGATCTGGGCGATCTCGGCATTGGCGTCCTTCAGCGGATCGACCCAGTCCCATTTCGTCGGCAGCCAATCGACGGCGAGGAGCTGGCTGCGGTTGGCCTCATAGCCCGGCAATGCCAGCGCCCCTGAAAGCACGGCGGCGTCCATCCAGCGCGCATAGACGGGTCGGCAGAGCTGCCAGACCATGACGGAATGCTGCCAGGCCGAGACGCGGCGGCGGAACTCGATCAGCGCCAGGCGCGAATTCGAGAAGTTGCCCTTCACCATGTCATTGGCGATGTACGGATAGGGAATGCCCAGTGCTGCCGAGATTTGCAGGAGGGTGCGGTACTGAAACGGCTCGTAGGTGCCGCCGCTGTCGGCAGGCTGGCCGATGGTGACATCTTCGCCCGGATCCAGCCGCACGATCTGACCGGGACTGATCTCTACCCCGTCTGGCCCATCTTCATCGTCCGGCGCGAGGGGGTTCTCCGGTGCGGGGGATGTCACGAACATCGCATACATCGCCGCGACCTTTTTGCGGTCCAGCTCGGCATCGTCATACTGGTCGAGCAGAAAGAGCTTGACGATGGCAGGTGCCAGCTTTGAGACCCCGCGCAACTGGCCGCCCTCGACCGGGTCGATCACATGGATCACTTCGGAAGCGGGAACCCGCACGATTTCCCCTGCAAGCCCCGGATCGGTGCTGTCGCCCGGGTGGCGGCGAAAGAAATGATAGGCCACGCGCCGTCCGATCCGGTCGAACTCGATGCCCTGGCGGATAGGATTGCCAGCTGCGGAAACGCCGGTCTGTTCCAGCGGCAACATCTCTGCCGGCAGCATCTGCAGCTGCACGGGCACGCTCATGCCGTCGCCCGCGCGCCGGGGACGAAAGCGAAAGAACACCTCGCCCGCAAGGAAGACCTCGCGCGCCGCACGGCGCTGTAACCCGTAGAAATCAGTCAGCCCTTCGGCATCGGCCTCGTCTGTCCAGGTGAGCCAGAGCCGCTGCAATTCCTCTTTGCGCGCGGCATCCGCGATCTTCGAGATCGGCTTGATGCCATCGCCGACGGTATTGGCGGCCCAGCTCTCAACCGCATTCACGGCATAGCCGTTGTTGCGCACCAGCCAGCGGGCGCGGGCGGTGATGTCGGGCCCGCTTGCTGCGATCAGGGCATTCACATGCGCGCGCGTCGCCCGGAAGCCGCGCAGGCGGCGGTGATGCTGGCCCGCGTCAAACCCACCGATGAAAGCACCGAGACGCTGCCGCCAGTTCATCACAGATCCTTCACGCCGTAGGGGCGCAGGACGCGACGGCCGGGCTTTTCCAGTGCTGCAATCCGCCGCTCGATGTCCGAAACCGCCGCCGCCAGCTCCGCATCCGAGCCATAGGTGACGCTCTTGCCGTCATAACTCACGCTTCGCGTGCCGCTGTAGCGCGCCGCCAAGAGTGTGCTGTGGCGGGATTTGAGGTCATCGAGGGTCATTGGGGATCCATCATTCCATGTATTTGGGCGTGCTGATCTTCCAGCCGCGTCGCCGGGGCGTGGTTACTTGCCCGGCTTGCGGGGCTGTCGGTTTCTCTGGTTCAATCCTGGACGCCGCGATGGTGCTCTCAACCCCGGCCTGCTTCTCCAGCTGCCGCCACATCCGCTCGTCGAAGCGGTCAGCCCCAAGGATCCAGGCGGCGGCCCGGGCATAGATCCGGACATCCAGCGCCTCGTTGCGTTCGCGCATCTTTTGCCATTCCTGGCGGGCATAGCCGCGCTTGTTGCGCACGGTGACCAGCTGCTCGGCCACGAGCTGTTTCAGCCATTCGCTGTCGATCCAGTCCGGCAAATTGATTGTGCCATCCGGACTGGGCATGCCCTTGGCGCGATCTTCATCACTGGGCCGCTCAATGCGCAGATACCGATATGTCTCTGCCTTGAAGGTGGCGGTGGCCACCGTCCAGAGCCGTGCGCCGCGCTTCAGCTTGCGTCCATTCACGGTGGCATCGACGAAGGTCGGCCCCGAGACCGGCGTGGCCCGGTTGAACCCCTCAAACCCCTTCACGGGTGCCACCTGTGCGATGCCCTGCTTGCGCGACCAGCCATAAACGGCCGCCGACTCGTAGCCGGTGTCGATGGCAAGCTTGGCCAGCGTCATGATCGCACCCTTCTCATGCGCCCATGTCTGGCCAAGCAGCACGGTCAGCCGGTCCCAGCAGGCCGGATCGTCCGGTCCGCCCGGGATCACGATGTGATCGACAAGCCAGCTCTCAAGGCCCCGGCCCCAAGCCCAGATGTCGACCTCGATCCTGTCCTTCTGCACGTCTGCCCCGGCTGTGAGGAACAGCCCGCCTGCGGGGATCTGCGCCGGGAAGGCCCTGCGCCGATCCGCCAGCCGCTGCCATTCTGGCGCCTCACCGCTCTCGGTCCAGGTCTCGCCCAGAAGCGTGTTGCGCGCCGCGCGCAGCATTTCGTCCGAGCCTTGGGCCGCGAGCCAGTCGCGCGCGATCTGTTCCCAGGCTTTCCAGCCGATTGGCGAATAGAGCGCCGAGAGGTGGAAACCGATGGCGTAGGGGTTGTTTGAGACCGCCGTCGCCCGCCACTCGCCACGCGCCAGCATATCCGTCTTGTGATGCTCAGCGATGGGGCGTTCGCAGCCCGCGCAAACATAGGCCGCCGTTTCCGGTCGCCCCTTTGCCCAGCGCAGCCGTTCGAACTGCAGCCATTGCCTGTGGTCGCAATGCGGGCAGGGGACAAAATACCGCCGCTGATCGGAGGCATCGAACTCGCGCTCGATGCGGCTCAGCCCCCGGATCGTAGGGGTCGAGACCATAAACACCTTGCGCCGCTGCGCAAAGGTGGTGGTGCGGGCCTCGGCCAGCGTGACCGGATCACCTTCCTCGTCAGCCGAAGCCGGATAGGCGTCGACCTCGTCGAGAAACACATAGCGCGCGGGCATCGATCGCAGGCCGGTGGCAGAGTTTGCGCCGGTCAACACGAGGATACCGCCCGGAAACTCCTTGGACAGCATCGAATTGCCCGCGTCGCGCGAGCGGGCCGGGCTTACCCGCTCCTTCAGCGCCGGGCTGTCTTCGATCAGTGGGTCGATCCGGCCGCGCGAGGTGCGTTTTGCCATCTCCAAAGTGGGCAGCACGGCGAGCATCGGCCCGGGCGCGTGGTGAATGACAAAGCCGATCCAGTTGTTGCCAGCCTCGGTCGCGCCGACTTGTGCGGCCTTCATGAACGTCACACGCTGCGCTGGGTGGCTCGGTGACAGCGCATCCATGATCTCGCGCAGGTATGGCGTGCGTGCGGTGCGATACTGACCGGGCTCAGCGGAGGCCCGCGACGACAGTTTGCGATGCGCATCGGCCCATTGTGACACCGTCAGGTCCGGATCAGGGCGGATCCCGCGCCGCCAGTGCCGCAGGATATCCTCGGCACCGTCAAAGGCGAGATCGAGGCCGTCGGTTAGATCGCCGTCGTTCAGGCTGTTGTCGTGTTCTTCTTCATGCAAGCGAGACCCTGAGGTCGGCCAGGGCGGTGAGCTGCTCTCGGACATGGGTTTCCAGCGCCCTCTGCAGGATCGCAGTCTCGATCGTCACGGGCACGCCCGATGCCTTCTCCATCTCTGCGGATATTTGTGCGGCCATGAGGGCCGCCACGCGGGTGGGCCAGGTGACCCAGACATCGCGCTCCTGGCGCGCGAGGCGGAACACCAGCGCCTCCGCCCGTGCGCGGTCGACCAGAACGCCCTTCTTCTTCTGGATCGACAGCTGCCGTTCCTGCGCCTGATAGACCGTCAGCGCGGTCCGGGCCTTAAGATAGGAGGTGCTGTCACCCGGTCCTGAGACAGGATTTCCATCGCTGCTGGCTCCGCCATTGCCCCCAAAGCCACCCTTTGAGCGCATTTGCTGATCCGGATCTGTCATTGCGACCCTGCGCGCATCCGAGGCGGCCGCGTTGATCGATCCATCGGCAAACAACACCAGACGGCCGGTCTTGCGCGCCTTTTGGAAGGCCCCGCGCGACAGGCCGGAATGGGTCGCATAGGCGCGTTCACTTATACCTTCCATGGCGCTTTGAGTAACCTCAACATATTGAAAATAAACAGGAAAGACGGTCTATTTGAGTTGATTACACTCCCGGATAGAGCGATTCATGGCCTTGAGGAAGCGGGTGCATCGCGCACCCCCGGACAAGGGTCGGAGACAGCCATGCGCGCACAGGAACGGATGGGACACAGCTCGATGAGCGAAGGGTGGAGAGACCACACCAGCCCAGCCGAGGCACGGGTCAGCTGGGTCATGGACGAAGTCATGTCGGGGCGGATGAGCCAGGCCGACGGGATGGTAGAGATGGCACGCGCCCAAGAGATGATGCGCGAGGAAGCCCGCGCGCGGACCACCCACCCCGAACACCGCTGGGAGGAGTGAACATGGCGAGCCGCAAAGCCAACCCCACCGCCGCCCGCGATGCCCTGATCTTTGAGATCGCCGAGCGCCACCTCTTTCTCGAAACCCTCGAGACCCGCAACGCCGACCACCTCGATTTTCACGAACATGCAGTCTGGGCGATCCGTTCCGCGCTGGTAGCCGCCTATGAGGCCGGACGCCGCTCCGCTGAAACCACCACAACCCAATCCTGAAAGGACACGATCATGGCCATCGCCACCACCGCCGACACGACACGCATCTTTATCGACCGCAGCCGCTTCATCGAGGCCATGAGCGTGACCACGCTGCAGAACCACTTCAATGACCTCAACCTGAATTCCGAGGTCTTCGAGATGGCGGGGCGGGTCGGGATCGACTGCCTCACCATTGAGTTGGCCGATGTCGTCCCCGTCCTGAAACAGCACGGGCTCATCTGAGCCCGTGCGAAACCCGCAACACGGAGACACTCATGAGCACGCGCGCGCAGATCGCCATCGAAGTCAGGCCCGGGGAATGGGCCCATGTTTACACCCACTACGATGGCTACCCCAGCCACATGTTGCCCGCACTGGCGCGCTGGACGCCTGAGGACATCCTCGCCGCACGCGAGATCCGGCAGGTACGCGCCAATGGGATCGAGGGGTTTGAGCACCCCCGAGACCCAATCCTCCTGCCGCGCCCGACCTGCCAGTTCTGTCACCTCTACATCTGGCAGGACGGCGCTTGGGCCGAGATCATCCCCGACCCCTCCGAAAGGCCTCTGCCATGACGCTGCCCCTCAACTGCCTGTCCGAGGGCGAGACCCTCGCCGACCTGATCCGCCGGGAATGTGCCATCGGCTTCGACCTTCGCTTTTGCCGCAGCGTCGCTGTCTCGCCCGGCGACCGCGACACCATCACCTGCGACCCGCCCGAAGCCGAATTTGCCACGCTTTACGCCCTGACCGATCTGGGCGAGGCCATCGCCATCCATGATGTGGAGCTCTCCAGCGCAGGGGCGGACGAGGTGGCAGCCGTCGCCCGCGCGCTGTTTGTCGCCATGGTCAACGCGCGGCGCGACCTGCCCGACGCGGCACAGCGCCACGAGGCCGAGCAGGCGGCGCTGACCGGTCCCCACCAGATATCATGATCACAAAGCCATGAAATTGCTAGTATTTATCTACGACAATCGCTGCACTAGAGCGATGGTTGTCACAGGAAAACGATGCAACTCACCGAAGGACGACCAAGCCATGACCACCCGCCGCGCCACCGACAACACCAAAGCTCTCGACGCCTTCATAACCACCAAGTTCCAGATCGACGCAATGCTGGCGCGCTTGACGGCCCTCAGCGACGACCATTTTGAAGCGCACCCCGACGAGATCAACTGGGGCGATGTCGGCACCCTGAACCACTACGCCAGCCTGCTGCGCCAGATCACCGATAGCGCCTTCAAGGAGGGCGAACATGCCGCTTGATCCCGCTCAGCGCCACCAGATCGAACAGGACCCCGTCATGATGAAACTCACCGACACCCAGACCATCATCCTGAGCGCCGGGGCCCAGCGCCCCGAGAACATCGCTCTGCCGCTGCCCAAGGGGCTGCACGGTGCGGCGGCGAAGATGGCCGTCACCAAGATGATCGCACACGGTTGGCTGCAAGAGGTCGACGCCAACTTGCGGCGCGGCGAACCCCTCTGGCGCGAGACCGGCGATGGGCATGGCACCACGCTGGTGGTGACCGACGCGGGGTTGCTGGCCATCGGGATCGAACTGGTGATGACGAGTGAAGTGACCGCGTTGCGCCTGGTCAAGCTGGACGCTGACCCGCAGCTGACCGCAGCGGAAACGCCGAAACCGGTCAATATCCGCGCCGGCACCAAGCAGGCCCAGATCATTGCCCTGCTGCAGCGCCCCGAGGGTGCGGCGATCACCGAGATCGTAGCCGAGACTGGCTGGATGCCGCATTCGGTACGCGGCATGATCTCCGGGGCGCTGAAAAAGAAGATGGGCCTTCCCATTGCCTCTGAAAAGGTCGATGGCAGAGGCACTGTGTACAAGCTGAACGCGGCCTGACGCCCTGCTTCACCGCACGGATCAGCTGCGATGTGTACGAGAGCACTGGCGCTCGAACAGGCGGCGAAGCGTGTAGCTGCGCAGCAATGAGACACCCACGAAGATCGCGCCGATGGCGAGGTTCTCGCTCAAGCTCGGATGCAGCCCGAACCATGGAAACACCACGATCTGGGTTGCCAGCGCCAGCGCATAGCCCACGGCAACATTGGTGGCGGCTTCAACAAGAGACATGCATCGCGACTGGGTCATTCGGCTCCCTCCGGCGCGTGCAATTCATCGAGGATGTGGTTTGCGATCCGACCCACATTGACGACGATGCACGCGCTTTCGTTTGGTGAGATCAAGACGTCCCCAATGTTGGCGGTGTGAACAAACTCGCAACGGCTTTCTTTTTTGAACCGATCTTCAAACCCATAAATCAACCAGACTACCCCAGTGCAGCCGCCCGGCTGATCGATGCTGGTGCGCAGATATTGCGACAGGTGTTCCTGCACATATCGAAACGCGATTGATGGCCCGAGGCCGATGTTGCGCAATTCCTGTGCCACGGCAATGGCCACCACGTCGCGCCAGCTATACCAGCGCTCCTTTCCCGACTCGGGGGTGTGCTCCGGACAAAAACCGTCGCGCGATATGGCCTGGTTCAGATCATTGCGCGGGATCGGGATCGCCTGCACCAGATCGCCCACTCGCCAGCGCATGTTCATTCCGCGGTTCCTCCCAATTCATCAACTGTCACGCCTTTGCCCTCGCGCCGGGCTACATTGCTCGTCGCCATCTCCCACCGCCGCACGGCGACGTCGCAATAAACCGGGTCCAGTTCCATCGCGAAGCATCGCCGTCCGCTGCGTTCGGCGGCGACCAGTTGGGTGCCAGAGCCGCAGAACGGCTCATAGATCAGGTCGCCGGGATCGCTGAACGCCGTCAGCACTGCCTCGACCAGTGCAACCGGGAACACGGCCGGGTGCGATCCTGCCGCGCCCAGACCGCCCTTGTGGCGCATGATGCGGAACACGGAGTCCGGTATGCGGTGGCTTTGGATCGCATTGCCGGTTCCGGTTTTGGCATGGACGATGCCGTCGGCCCCGCGCAGACCACCGCCGCCAAGGGTTTCGCCCGCGTGTTTGGACGGGACGGTCTTGTGCGGTTTGCGGGGCGCGCGGTTGAAGTGGAAAATGAACTCGTGCGACGGGGCCAGGCGGCCGTTCCAGTCGCCTGGCAGACCCGGGCCCTGATCCCAGACATACCAGCCAAAGCGTCGCCAGCCAGAGGTGCGCATCCATTCCACCCATCCTTCCCAATAGGGCTGCCATTCGCTGTCGCGGTGCACCAGGCCGAGGTTGACCAGCAGCTGTGCGTCGGCGGTGACCGGGGCGGCGGTGAAGACGCCTTGCATCAGCGCATCCCAATCCCCGATCTTTTCTTTTGCGGCACCATAGTCGCGCTGCTGGGCATAGGGCGGCGAGGTGAACATCAGCGTCGCTTGTTCGCTCTGCATCAGCCTCGTCACGGCGGCGGGATCGGTGGCATCGCCGCAGCACAGCCGATGTTTGCCCAGCGCCCAGATATCGCCCGGGCGGGTGATAGGTTCGGTGGGCGGTTCGGGGATGGCGTCGGCCGCATCGTCAGAAATCGCCGGGCGGTCGTCGGCATCCGCCAGCAGCGCGTCCAGTTCATCCTCGGGGATCCCGATCAGCCCGAGGTCGAAATCCTCTGCCAACAGCGCCTGCAGTTCCTGCAAGAGCAGCGCCTCATCCCAACCACCCAGCTCGGTCAATTTATTGTCCGCGATGCGATAGGCCCGGCGCTGCGCTTCGGTCAGATGGCCCAGAATAATGACCGGGGCCTCCGTCAGCCCTAGGTGAGCGGCGGCCAGGATGCGACCGTGCCCCGCGATCAACTCGCCATCGGCCGCCACCAGCACCGGCACGGTCCAGCCGAACTCGGCCATGCTGGCGGCGATCTTTGCGACCTGATCGGCATCGTGAGTCTTGGCGTTCCGGGCATAGGGCTTCAGACGGGCGAGGGGCCAATGTTCAATCCGCCCGGGCAGCAGGGGCGCGTTCATCCCGCCAGCCTCTTCGCCTTCAGTTCGGCGAAGGTTTCGCCGGTGTCTGCCAGCACGGCATTGGCGCCGGTGAACTGCTGCCAGCGCTCGATGGCGACATCGACGTAAACCGGGTTCAACTCGATCCCGAAGCAGACGCGCCCGGTCGTTTCCGCCGCGATCAGCGTCGTGCCGGATCCCATGAAGGGTTCATACACCGCCTGACCGGGGCTGGAGTTGTTCAGGATCGGGCGGCGCATGCATTCGACCGGCTTCTGGGTGCTGTGGATCGTGGTAGCGTCCTGATCCTTGCTGGCGATCTTCCACAGTGTGGTCTGCTTGCGGTCACCGGCCCAATGGCCCTTGCCGGTCTTCTTGACGGCATACCAGCAGGGTTCATGCTGCCAGTGGTAGTCGCCACGGCTGAAAACGAGGCTGTCCTTGGCCCAGATGATCTGCGACCGCACGTTGAACCCGGCCGCCATCAAGCTCTCAGCCACCGTCGCCGCATGCAGCGCGCCGTGCCAAACGTAGGCGACATCGCCGGGGAACAAAGCCCATGCCTCGCTCCAGTCCGCCCGATCATCGTTCAGCACCTTGCCGGTGCGCTTGGTCTTGGCCGCACCCGCCTGGTTGCGCCAGGACGGATCATACTCCACGCCATAGGGCGGGTCGGTCACCATCAGCAGCGGTTTCACATCGCTCAACAGCCGCCCGACCACATCGGCCGACGTGCTGTCGCCGCAGATCAGTCGGTGCGATCCCAGCTGCCACAGGTCACCCGCCACCGATACCGGCGTGACGGGTGGTTCGGGAATGTCATCTTCGCCCTCGACAGCCCCGCCATCCAGCTGATCCGGATCGCGCAGCAAGGCGTCCAGATCCTCGTCGGTGATCCCCAGCAGCGACAGATCGAAATCCTCGGCCAGCAGCCCAGCGATTTCGTCGCGCAACATGGCCTCGTCCCATTCGCCCAGCTCGGTCAGATGGGGTGGTTGCCGCCCTCCCCAAACGGCATCGTAATGTGCCACGATGTTGGTCTGAGAACCACAAAGCGAAGAGGACGGCGAGATGAAAGATACAATGATCGGGGTGGATCTGGCAAAAAATGTGTTCCAGCTTCACGGGGCATCAATGACGGGCGAGGTCAAGTTTCGCAAGAAGCTGACGCGCCCGCAGTTCATGGCGTTTATGGCAGACCATCCGGCGGCGGTGGTTGTTTTGGAAGCCTGCGGCAGCGCCAGCTATTGGGCGCGAGAGCTTTCGAAGGCAGGCCATGAGGTCAAGCTGATCGCGCCACAATATGTGAAGCCCTTTGTTAAACGCCAGAAAAACGATGCTGCTGATGCCGAAGCGATCGTCGTCGCAGCGCAGCGCCCCGAAATGCGCTTTGTGCCGCCGAAGACTGAAGAGCAGCAGGCGCGGGCGGTACTGTTTCGGGCCCGCGAACGGCTGGTGCATCAGCGCACCGAGCTTTCGAATGCACTACGCGCGGCGCTCTACGAATACGGCCATGCTGTGCCGCAGGGATCGGTGCATCTTAAACGCATTGTCGAAATCATCGAGGCCGAAACTTGCGATCTTCCAGATCTGGCGCGAGAAGAGGCGCGCGACCTGCTCGAACAGATTGCTGAGAAAACCGTACGCATTGAGGCCAAGACCCGCAAGATCGCGGCGCAGGCGGCGTTGACCCCGACTGCGCGCAGGCTGCAAACAATGCCGGGTGTCGGGCCGATGACCGCGCTGGCGGTCGAGGCCTATGCGCCTGCGATGGCGACGTTCAAATGCGGTCGCGACTTCGCCGCCTGGCTCGGGCTGGTGCCAAGGCAGATGTCATCGGGTGGCAAAGAGCGGCTTGGGCGTATTTCCAAGGCCGGGCAGTCTGACATCCGGCGTCTGCTGATCATCGGCGCGATGTCGCGGCTGAACTGGATGGGGGCAAGATCCATTCGCGAGGGGTCGTGGCTCGACCGGCTGCGGGCGCGCAAGCCGAAGATGTTGGTGGCCGTCGCGCTGGCCAACAAGATGGCGCGCATGATCTGGGCCATGCTGACGAAACAGGAAGATTACAAGGATCCGGTACCGGCTGGCGCTACATGATGGGGGCAGAAACCCCGTCGGCGTGACGCCGGTACAGGAGGTGTGAGAGAGCGAAGACCCGAATGGGCAGAATGATCGAACAGATCTGGATCGGGAAAACCAGGAACAAACTGTGGGCGATACAGCCCGGCGGTTAGATTTGGACCCGATCTGCGGGTCACCATACCGGCCCGCAGCTTCTAACATGGCTGCACTCAAAGGCCTGACAGAAGTTCGCAATCGATCACATGCGCAGAAGGGAAAAATGCTCTTGCACCATGGGCGGCAACCACAGAAGTTTGTTGTCCGCGATCCGGTAGGCGCGGCGTTCCGCCTCGTCGAGATGGCTGAGCCGGATCACCGGCACGTCCTTCAGCCCAAGCATCGCCGCTGCCAGCACCCGACCATGCCCGGCGATCAGCTCGCCATCGTCGGCCACCATGCAAGGCACGGTCCAGCCGAACTTCGCCATGCTGGCGGCGATCTTGGCCACCTGATCGGTGCCGTGGATCTTGGCGTTGCGGGCATAGGGGCGCAGCCGGTCGAGAGGCCAAGTCTCGATCTGGCTCGGTGCGAAGACCAGGTCCATGGGGCGGTTCTCATTTGGGGCAGGGCGGACGTGCCGATGCGCGTGGGCAACATGGCCAGCGACAGGATCGGGGTCCGCGATGTGGGGGAAACAAAAACGCCCGCGAGGGGATACCTGCGGGCACTATTCTTCGATGATCAATAGGTAGGTCAAGGGGGCTAGAAATGTCAATCCATTTTTTGTCGTGGAATCAACGTGTTCGGAGATGTCCGAAAGCTCCTGGCGGAGAGATGCCTTCCTATGCTGGCTACTGGCGAGAGTGGCTTCCGTCAGGTGGCTTCCCTGGCTTCCGAAAGAAATCCAGCTTGCCCGTGCGGCGTACCGGGTAAGTCACTGATATTGAGTCATAATGCTGAGGCGATCCGTGGGGGTGGCTTCCAAGTGGCTTCCCCGGTGAAAAAGCCACGCGCTAGCGAAATGCCGCGCTGCGCCCCCCCGCATACGGTCGGGGCCGGGGAGGAACCACGCCGTGGGGGGAGCGTGTAGGTTCCGGCCCTAAGCTGCCTCTCGGCACCACAGACATGCCGAGTCTCTGCATCACCAGACCGGCCATTCATACTGGACACAGCATTTTTGGAG